CTAAAAGATACTTTTCATAAACATCCATAATGGAAAACCATTCACCATCCCATTCTGCATAGGAATTGTAAAATGCTTCTCTAACCTTACCATATTTTCTACCATAACCAATTTCTTTTTCTTCTAACCAGGCCATTAATTTTTGTTTTTCTTCTGACTCTGGTTCCTCATTTTCTGATTTGGCTGCTATCATTGCAGCCGCATCATTCATAGGAAATACAACAGGTCCATACTCAAACAACTTAACTTCACGCAGGTGACGAACTTTAATATCACCTACCTGCTCATATTCTTTCTGGATGACCTCATAAGCGAATGAAAATTTCTTAATTGCGCCTGCCTTGAGACGTGTGAAAGCTCCCAAACCTTCTGGCGTATCAAGCAAAAATTGCGTCTTTGCACATTGTCCGCCTGTGGCGTCTGGAAATTTCTTAAGAACCTCTGATGGCAATTCATGTCTGCCAACTTCATAAAATTCTAATGGCATACCTAGAACGTCCATGACACTGCCATGGTTGTGATTATCTGCTACGACAATATCATCCTTACGTTCTTTAATTGTTTTTGTAAACATGCCTTTATGAGCCATGTCTTGCCCACTATCTACAATACCATACACTGAGATAAGATGGTCTACAATGCCCAGTGGCGCATCTTCCTTTTGTTCTATTGATGTGATAAATGCGTTTACAGTTTTAGTTTCCCGTGTCATATTGAGCTCCCTTATGTTCCAATTCATGAAGTGGTAAAGTCGATGTTGAAATTACCATACCGGCTTCTACTAATTTATCGAAGCAATAATTACAAAGAGGTAAGTCATTCGCTATTCTCATCGGCTTGTTTTTACAACCAACAGTACTACAAGTGATTACCAATGGATTTTCCTCTAATTTTGATGTGAAACGGTATTTAGGCATCGTCAGGTCCATCATCTCGTTGACCTGGTAAACTATCTTCCAAAGCGCCTGCCCCTCCACGCATACCTGCTGGTTCACGAGGCTTATCGCCATCTGGAATATTACCAACTCTAACGCCTGCAAGTCTATACGCCTGATTAGGCGGTATTCCGTCTTCCACCATAACGTGTGCAGCCTCAACTTGACGAATCAAACCACGCTGCAATGCTGCTATATGTGAATAATCATATTCTACAAATTTTCCTTCTTCATCGAAACGATTTGAGTATTCAACTTGGTGCCACATCATTTCTGGCAATGCTGTATCTTCCCAAAACGCTTGTCTTGCTGCTTCAACATTGGCGTAGGTTGCTGTATCTAAACCTACACGCGCGCCTATGAGAATGGGTGCTACACCGAAAGGACCCATAATACGAGTCTCACTTCGATAATCTATTTCTTTAAAACCCATTTCCTCGAAGGTTAAACCTACACGATTATACTTACCATTTCTATCTAAAACACCTACGCTCCATTTTTCAAAACCGCCATAATGGTCTTCCCAGCGATTTTTAATATCAGTCACATCTGAATCTTTTTTAAGTACTGTATCGAAGGATAACACTCCAGTTAACATTCCTCCACGAGCAAAGAAAATCTTTAAAAATTTGGATACCATATTATCAACATCTACTGATTGTGCTGCTGCTTGCATAGGAGACATACCATATCCTAAACCTTCTAGAACATCGCCTGGATTTGGTAATTTAATGTGCATCACATCTTTTGCAACTAATGGAGTACAATCCCTAATATTCGTCGGTGACTTACCATAAGGTACATACAAATAACCTTTAATTTCTGCTGGTTGTCCTGTATTAGTTAATATATAAACACGTTGCGGATTTAGTGAATGCATCTCACCATTTCTAAAATCAAACCAGATAAAAACATTTCCTGTAAGATTTAGAAATACAGTATTCCTAGATTGAAATTCAACCCAAGTTTGATCTTTATTAGGATTTGCAATCCGCATAGCCAATAAATCTGTTTTTGCTGCAGGTATAGGATCTTCTTCAGTTCCGGTATAGGCTTTTAATGGTGCTAACATCATCGCCCTAACTTTATACATGATGGCTGAATAAATCAAGGAGTTCATTTGAAATCCTTGCTGTATATAGGCATCAATATCTATTAAATGCCACTGTGCTGTACCACCTACCATAGTAGGCCATGCAAAGGGCAATGATTTAGAGGACAAGTCGCCTCTAAATAGGATGTTAAATGCTTCTTTAAATCGAGTACTTAGTTTAACCATAAGGTAATCTACCTAAATAATATTCCTGCTGACGTGTTAAGATACGAAATAGCGATGGCGTCCCCCTTACCTGGACTTCTACCTATCCTAGACCGAATTTGGTCTTTATCTTCAAGTAACAATCCGGTGGTAGTTCGTTTCCATCTGGGCGCAGCTAAATCTTCTATGAGCTCTTCATCCGGTGGTAAAGCAATTTGTAACCCTGATTCAGGATCTAATGCTTCTCGAAGTGTCCAATAGGCTTCTGCCCTAACATTTCGCATTTTCAATAGCCCTGTTACATCTGTTGCATTGGTGCCTTCTGTAAAATTAACAGCGATGGTAGTCATATTAGTATCTGAATCAAAAATATCGTAGCAACTAGAACCTATTCCTATGATATCTATTTTAACATTACCTGAATATTCTACACCAAAATTTTCCATAAATAATGCAACAAGTGTAGGACCATCTCTAACTTCACGTCCTTCATAGGTAATACATTCTTTGAAAAAATCACCTACCCTTGGAGCGAATACTGTTTGGTCATCTCCACCTCTCGATGGATCTACACCTACATCAGATGGAGTCATGTGATTTCTAATATCTTCCTCTCTCCATCTATCAACTGCTTTACGAATCCATGCAGTTGGAATAACTTGTCTAACCTGTGGTGCTTCCTCAATGAAGAAGTTACCATTTAATAACTGTGAACGTAACGGTTCTGGCAACGATTGCAACTGACCAAGATACCCAGTGCCATCAAAATAGGGATTATCTTGAACCTTTGCAGGTATAAAAGTACGACTTTTAGGATGTAATACCTCTCCCTGAAAGCCATAATCTTCAGGACCATCAACTTCAATATCCCTGCCATTCATTACAACAAACCATCTAAGCTCACCTGGATTTGCAGGATTGTGATAACCTCTCCGCAACCAAGGAGCCCAGTAATTTATTACCCATCTACCCTCAGGTGTTGATGGAGGGTTACCTGTACACACTACTCTTGTACGCTGTCCAGGATTTGTTGTTCTATTCCAAGCCATTAAAAAACGAAATTGCGTTTCTGTAAAGTCTGGAATTTCATCGAAGCCAATTAAATCATGAGGACGTCCTTTATAATTCTGTGCGTCTTTCTCATGCTGTACCGCGCCAAATTCTAAAACTCTACCACCTGGTATTCTATTCCACCTGGCGGTGGTTTGAGAATATTTGGCAGGTGTACCTGCAAGCAATTCATCTGCTCGGTCTATTAACTCTCGTAACTGTTTATACTCACGACGAAAAATAATACTCTTCCTGTGGTCTGTTATAGAAAGACCAAGTAACAAGTCTGATTTTCCGCCTCCAGCACTTCCACCATAATACAGTACATCTGCTTCTGTGATATAAGCTGCAATTTGTGGTTTATTCTTCGGATGTGGACGCCAGAGCATGTTCTGCGCCAGTATCCCGTCTACCAGCCGTTTCTGGGTCGGGCTCATCGTTTCTATTAATGATAGCGCTATCTCTGTTTTCGCTGAAGGACTTAACATCTAATATATCATCTCCTGAAATTTGTGTCTGGAAAATTGCGGCTAAATATTCTGCCCGCTCATCTTCACCCATTTGCGAATTTGAAACCTGCGCAATGGAGGCTATCCGCGTAATTGGTTTACCAATTAGATAATCAGAAATCCAGGTACGTGCTTTTGAATCACCCCCTACTGCATCATTCACTGCTCGTACTACAATTTGTTCCCAATCGGCTAAGGTGACTATGTCTGCCATTGCCTCTAAATAACTCATTTCAAATTTCTTACGTACAGGAAATCTTTCAGCTACCTTATAGGCTTCCACCCTTCGATTTTCTTTATACTCTGCTTTCTTTTCAGGAGTACGTTTTCCTTGTAGACCAGGGTAAACTTTAACCTCTAAAGGTTTAGCAGGATAACCTTTAATAGGATTAGCAGGGTCAAACATTTCTAATC